TTATTGGTTTTGAGCCGGCATTGTTTTAGACAATGCGAATTTCACGGCCCAGATAGCTCCATTAATAACAAGCGGCAGGACGATTTTGTCGCGGAGCATATTCCAGCCTGTCTCCGACTTGCTCTGCTCCTGAATCTGTGCTGTGAATTTATCAGCGACAGCTTCAACTGCCGGCAATGCATTGGTTAAGATGTTCCGTGTCAGGTCGTTCTTCATGTCTTCCGTAACAACATCTACATTCAAAGCGTCTACAACGCTATCTCTAATATCGGTCCATTTACTCATTGTTCATTCCTCCACATATTAATGATTTTAATTAAAAAATAGATTGTACATAGTCAGTTACACCGCGGGCAATAGCACGGGCGAAGTCATCCCATTTGTCTGTAAGCAAAGCCGCATCATCGTCATTATCGATGAATGCTGTCTCTACGAGTACTGCCGGCATATCAGTATGACGCAGTACGATGAGTCCCGGCATCTCTTTGACGCCGCGGTCTACAGTACCAAGCGCGCCGACAATCTGGTTCCGGATGCACTGCGCGAGGTTCCCGCCGTCGCTACTGTAGCTGTAGCACTCTACCTCTGTACCGCGGGCCTGCCCGTTGGCGGCATTGCAATGGATACTGACAAAGACGTCTGCCGGCCATTCGTTCGCATCCGCGCAGACGGCTACCGGACGGTCGTCATATCTACTGTCGTAGTATAGGTTATCTGACTGTAAAAGTCGGCATTCGCAGCCGGCGATTTCAAGATATTTTTTTACGGCTGCCCCGATTTTCGCTGCTACGTCGCATTCACGGAGCCCGCTATTGGGGTTGACTGCTCCGCTGTCATAATCTAAATCGTGGCCTGGATTAATGTACACTTTCATTGTTATCATTCCTCCTATTCGTCGTGGCGGAAGTCTTGATATTGCCGCCGATGTACCCGAGCAGGCCAGATGCAATACTCATGGCCAACTCGTTTTGCTCATAAAAAATGGCCAGTATCAGCGCTACGACGAGCCCGATAATGACTGCTAGATCTACGATATTTACTTTATCAATCATAGGCATCACCCCTTATACGTTACTTTGCCGTCATACGTAATAATAGTCGCGGCCAGCGCCTCTTTGATGGCCTGGGCGACGTAGTCTTTCGTGGCGTACGTGCTGGCGATGTTGTTCCCGCTGGCGTCGGCTGTCGCTTTGCTGGCAGTCCCCGTTAAATCACCTATCACGTTGCCGTGGAATCCGTCTGGTCGTATACTGCCGACTAGTGTCCCGCCTTTTGATGATGCTGTGTTTTTCCAAAAGTTCCACGTGCCGCCATATTCGTAGAAGTCTACCTGGTCATGCCCTGCATACCCGAAGTCGATTGCATGATAGTATGTATCGGCATTTCCCTCACCACGGAATTTCTGACATTGGAAATAGTTTGCCGCGCCGCTTCCTGTTTGAAAAGATGGCGCCATCAGATTTCCTGTAAGCGTACCACCGGATAACGGCAGATAGCTTGTATCGATGCGTCGGCCTATACTATCATAGACGGCGCTTTTAGAGGTGACGTATTTCAGCGACGTCCAGGCTGTGGCGCCGTCGCCGATTTTGAAGAATGTCGTGTCGGTCTCTACCCCAAGCTCGCCGTCCAGCAATACAGGGTTCTTGGCGGTCCAGTTGGCCGCCGTGTCATGTCGGCACTTGAGCTGCGCTTTTACGGTTTTGGCCATGGTCCGTCACTCCTTTTACGCATTGCCACAGTCCAGGATAAGCGTGTCGCTGTTGCGGATGAGGTCGGCCGAGTCGGCCAGGTCTGTCGATTTCGACGACCTGAAAGCAGCCACAAATCGCGCCTGGGTATAGTACAAATTCGTCCCTTCGGCCACATCCGATGTCGTCAGCACGACGTTTCCCGTTTTGCCGTTGACACTGGTAACCACATCTGTAGGCGCTTTGAGCTGTACCCAGTTTGCCAGGGTCGACGCCGGGGCCTGCTTTAAAATCCAGGTGCCCGTGCCGTCGGTACGAATAGCGATATCGCCTTCTTGTGCGGTCAATGCCAGCATTTCCGTTTCGCTGGCTACGGTGTAAGGCTCTGAGATGGCGATAGCCGGGATAACGCTTTCGCTCAATTTCCCGTTGTCGTCCAGAATCGGGATATTACCCGCAGCTGTACCGACATCTTTGGTGGCCGCTGTGCCGACGCCGCCGACGTCGGCCGTTGTCAGGTTACTGCCAGCCGTAACGCGCCCTTTGGCATCGACCGTCACTTTGCTGTACGTACCAGCTTTGACGCCCGATGCGGCCAGGGCGACAGTGATGCTCGTACCAGCCGAGCCGTCAAAAGTTGCCGAGCCAGTAGCGTCCCCAGCGATGGCGATAGTCCGAGACGCAGACAGTTTGTCCGCGCTGGCCACATTGGAGACGCTCATGGTCCCATCGGCCGCAATTGATACTTTTCCGGTTCCGGCAGCGGTCTTGACGCCGCCGATGGACGCCCCGCCGATGGGCAGGCGATAGACCAGCGTGTCGACGCCGTCGATTTTGATATAGCCGTTCTGCTCACTGGCGCTTACTAGTACGCCGGCATAGTGCAGGCCGACCCAGCTGGTAACGCCGTCGCCCAGTTTAAATTTACCCGTGTCGACTTCGACGCCCGGTTCGCCTTTCGCCAGTACCGGGTTCTTTTCGACCCACGTAGCAGCCGTGTCGTTACGCAGGTATAAGGTTTTGACTTTTAATGTTTGTTCGCTCATGCGTGCCCTCCATCAATTGCAGTAATATCGTTATAGTCAGACCCGACGCAGTAATATTTCCCGTCGTCCGGGTCGTATCGATACAGTTTATTTTCTGTCGTATCTCCGTACAGGACGTTCACGTCGCCGATATTTGGAAAGTGGAAGCGACTGTCAAATGGAAGATACTCTAAGTGTGTCAGCGCCGCCGCAAATTCGGCCTCTGTGCCCGTGTAGCCGTTTTGGACGGCTACGTCATAGGCACTATAGCCGCGTTCGCCGCGCCGGGCGAATTTAACGCCGATACTGCTGGTATCTCCGATGTGCCCCGACATATTGTGACTACCGCTAATCTGGGCTTTTAGTGTCGCCATTTTATCACCTCGTTACGTCTGCAATGACCCGGAAGAGGCCCGGCCCGACGGTCTGCACTCCGCCGCCCTGGGTCCGGACCTCGATGTCCCATACATAATCACCGGCCTCCAAATCGGCCGTCATGTCATGGGTTAGCGACACGACGCCGTTTTGGACAGTGGACTGGAAGACATACGTGGCATCGGTGATTTTTTTCTTGACGCTAAAAACGGCAGTATAAGGTCCGATATCCGAGCCGTCTTCCTGCGTCAGATTTACGTCAAAACTGTCCGTATCCCCGCGGATATGATAGATGTTGTTGCCGATGATTTTCAGCATCTTATTTCACCCTTTCTTGCAGATCATCCAGCCGGTGATGCGCCGACGCGGCCGACGCTTCGACTTTTGCCAAGCGTTCAGCCATATTCTGCCGCTTCTCTTCGACGCCCCTGATATACTCTTGCGTGCTCTCGATGAGGTCCCGCAGTTCCTGTATCGACGACGACAGCGGCTTGATGACGGCATAGTTGAATATGGCTCCGCATAAGCTTAGTGCGCCAATGAAGACACCCACAATCTGAAGGATAGATTCCATTATGCGTTGCTCCCGTTCTGCTGCGTGCCCTGGGACGTATCCTGTGTAGTGCTGGTATCCGCCGTTGTCGCATCGGGCACATAGGCAATACAGTTGACGTTCGGGCAGCTCCCGTCCGCTTTCAGCGTGCTGCCGCAGTATTTACAGTATTTCTTGCGTTTCCAGAAACTCATGCTGTCGTCACTCCTTCCACGGCTTCTTTGTAAGCCGCTGTCATGTCTTTATAGTCCTGCTGGATGCTGGCCACAGCGTCGGCATTGCCTGCCAGGGTAGCAGACTGCAAGGCGTTCAGCATTTCCGACTTGTTCGCTTCATATTCGCTGGCAAGCTTCGCTTTTTCCGCTTCCGCCTTTTCTTCGGCTGTCGGCTCCGGGGCAACATATGGGATAGGCTTGCCGGTCTGCATGTCGCGGACGCAGTTGCTCATATACTGCTCAAAGGTCGCCTGGTCAATTAATTCAATGACGGTGGCGTCGCTGGCTAATTTAGCCGCTTTTTCCTTGTCCGCTTTCAGCAGCGATTCACTGGACGGGTCTGTTGGATCATATTCGCATAAAATCGTAACGACGCGGCGGCCGGACGCATTAAATCCGGCTACATAATACTGAGTATTCATGCTATCATCTCCCTAAAAAAAGATTATGAGGTGGTAAAAATGAGAAAGCCTAACGGCTATGGGTCTATCAAACATCTGAGTGGGCATCGGAGGCGGCCGTTTGTTTTTGTAGTGTCTAAAGAGGGACGACAACGCCCGGTTGCATACTTTGCGACGCAGGTGGAAGCGGAAATTTTCGCAGCTGATTATAACAAAATTCATCGTCATCACTCCCTCCCTGGGCATCAAATCACGTTGATTGAGCTGTACCATCGCTGGCTCCCGGCTCATATCGCCGATACAGGACCATCACAATCATCACTGGACAGCTATAGGAACGCTTTTCGGCATTTAGCCGACTTACATTACGAGCCAGTCACAAAACTACGCTATACGGACTATCAGCGCATCTTAGACGGTATGAAGCGGCACGGCTTATCGTACTCGTCACTAAAAAAGGTGCGCTCACTCATCTCTTTGCTCGAAAAGTACGCGCTGAAAACGGAGATCATCACGAAATCATATGCCCCGTTGCTCTCTATCGGACGCAATCGGCCGGTCCGGCCACATCACACGTTCAGCCGGCAGAAAATCAACAAATTATGGCGCCAGGTCGACGAGCCCGGCGTGGATACGGTACTCATCCTGCTCTATACCGGGATGCGCTGTGGCGAAATGCTACAGCTACAAAAAGCTGACGTCCATCTGCGTCAACACTGTATCCGCATCACAAAGAGCAAGACGGCCGCCGGCATCCGCATCATCCCCATACATCACCGCATCGCACCACTCATCGAGTCCCGCATGAAAAGCCCAGGTGATGCGCTTATCTGCGATGATACGGGACGTCCGTACAACTATAGCCGGTACTGCACAATCTGGCGCTCTGTCATGCAGCTTATCCGTGCCGAAGGTCACACAACCCACGACTGCCGACATACAGTAGCGACGCTGTTGGATAATGCCGGCGCGAACGAGACAGCAAAACGCCGCATCCTCGGTCATGCCGGCGGTGACATTACGGAACGCGTCTACACGCACAAAGGCCTGCGACAGCTCCGCAAATGCATCGAGTTGCTCAAATAATTGTTACTAGTGCGATACTACACGAGCCGCATACAGATGCATAAAATACGTCTGCTACGCGGCTCTTTTACTGTTACTATTGATACTTTAAAAATCGGTAAATCTGCATCCTCGCATGATTTTATTGGATGCGGAATACCGATAATACGGTTAATACTCTATTTCTCATTTAGTTAAAACATATTGATAATTATGGAGCTTGCATCCGATTTAGATGCTCGTCCAGCTCTTTATATAACTGGTCGATGACAGCATCACTGAAAACGACTCCATAGCTTTCGGCCACAACTTTCATCGCGTAAATTGTGTCATTTACGGCACCCGCTACGACACTTTGACGTTTTTTCTCGGCGTCAGTGCCAAGCATGAGGTATACAGATTTGTCTCGTTCGGTCATGTTATTCGCCTCCTTTCAACAGTGGGGAATTATTGATGCTCCAGATAATGCGAAATTCACGTTTCCCCTGGCGTTTAACAGTGTCTTTGCAATAATAGGGGATAAATTATCAGATGACGACGTGTGGGCAACGGCTGCATTTAAATTTAAAAAGTACGATTTAAACGGATGTGTTTTGTATTCAAACGGAACGGGGAAGGCAATCATAGTCGCCATGGGGCGTTAGATTCCAATAGCTATCCAATATACATGTCCGCTATTTGTTCCCCACGTAAAACTACTTTTACTTATTTGCATAATGCGGGCGTCATTTCGGTAACTATCTCCTTGAGCATCTACGTTCTGCGTTATGCATGCCATAAAGCAAGTGGACGAAAAGGCAACTGGAAATGTGGTAGTATTTTTTCTATTACCATCATACCCGCTATCGTTTCCCCACTGTTGAACAGTGGGGAAGTTATACAGAATCTGGAGGATGGAATAGCCACAATTTCCCAGTCGCTTTTACTAACAACTGCTTCGCGGTGATGACGAACTTACAAACACCGACAGATAATTATACTGATGGTCCAGGGACGAGTATTCCTTGTGTAAAATCTATTACGAGTAGCAACTTCATCTGTAGTGTAAATGGAGGCAACGGCTGGAGAGTCCGATACATTGCCATTGGGTATTAAACTCCTATGGCCAACCAGTAATATCCAGTTCCGGACGAAGAGGCACCTATTAGCATCTGAGAATTTTGTACATCACATACGCTATTAGCATACTCAGGGTTCTCATCATGAATAATTGTGCAAGTGCAATATAAAGGACTATTTTTAAAATTTATAGGAAAAATTACTTTTTGGCGTCCTCCAATCACCTTCCCAGTAACTCCCCACTGTTCAAATCCCCATAGCTACACAATAGTATGTGCCTGACCCATTAGGGTTAATTGTAATCCCGGTTGATGACAGATTAGTCGCGGATAGGTCGGCAGTATTATCGCCGGCATTAAATCTTTCGCCTAAGACGGCTAAACAGCTACGAAAAGAAATAGGAAATAGAAATGTTTGTACACCTTCATTAGAATTTATATTTATCCACTGTTGAACAGTGGGTAAAATCAGCTATAGATGATAAGTCGTATGATGATATAGTGTTCCCGATTGCGCTTACAAAAGTAGTGTTTAATATCATTCCGGTTGACTGGGATACATCTAGCATCACGAGTTCACGCAATTATAATTTTACGATTGTAGATAGTCGTGTAAATTTAAAAACAGCAAGAATTACAGCCAATGGAAATGCCGGATTGTATAAAGCTGTAATCATTGGCATATGAAACTAATTGAAGGGCTAAGAGATGATTATCGTTATTGTGCCATCGGGTATTAAACTCCTATGGCCAACCAAAAACCATCGGAATCAGCCATGAGCCGGAATGATTTTAATTCCACATTTGATACCCACGCCCATTCACCCCCATAACAGGTAGCCTGCACCTTGACGAATTTCGTAAAAGTAATTGGATAGTTAGTTGTTTGATTTCTAGCTCCATTTCCCCACTGTATAATGAAGCCGTTGGCAAATTTTACATACCCGTTTTGCGTCAAGGACTGCGCTACGATGCCCCCACACGTACCAGCATTCGCTCCGATTGTCGCCCGAACAGCATCGGCGCTGGTGTCATCGAGGATGGTGCGAGCAAAAGCGGACAGTGCCGTCAGGCCGGCCGATGAGGCGCCTGTAAAGTACGGCAGTTTATCGGCCGAGGGGGTGACGCCGGCCATGGCGAGCAGAGAGTTGACCAGGGTAATCGGAATCGTGATATTTCCGGACCCGTCGAAGTTTTTTGCCGTGCCGGTCAAGCCCGTGCCCGATACGTTGATACTGCGGGGCGTGGCTAATTTGGTTGCGCTGCCGGAAACACTGATAGGCCATGTCCCGGATGCCCCGACGCCTGTTTTTGTTGGTGCAAAATTATTTATATCTGTAGTAAAAGCGATAGTGCTCCAGTTAGACCATAATGCCCCATTATCACGTCTGTTACGATAATATAAATGTTCTACTCCATGGTCTGTGCCTGACCACCCAGCTAGTAATTCTCCTCCGCCGTTTCCGCCAATAGAAATTAAATTTCCATACCTAGTCGGATACCCGTTATCATAAACCTCGTATAATTTTAGCCCAGATGGTTCTTTTGTTCCGTCTTTGATAGCTGTCTTAACGCCTTGGTCATTTAAGATATTTGCCGTTGTTGCGCTATCTGCATTAGAAGCATGGTTAGCATTAGTAGCTGCATTCGCCGTTGTTGCTGTTGCTGCGTGCTTACTCTCATTAACAGTAATGCTAATACTAATATCACTAGAGCCGTCAAAAGAAGCGGAACCAGTCGCGTTGCCCGTGATATTAATTTTGCGAGCGGTAGAGAGTTTTTGTGCATTAGCTACGGTGCTATCTTCAAAAGCATATCTTCGCCACGCGCTCCACGTTTTCGAGTTAACGTCATATTCACGTTTATAACTATTGTGCGAGTCAAATGTCGTATAGACCTGAGTACAACCGTCATCGCCATTCGCTCCGTTATTTATTACAAATATAGAACCAGCATGGTTGACTTCTGGATAATGTCTTTCTGCTGTTGCGTTAGCGTTTAAGGGATTAGCGTACAAACCGCCGAGCTTAAGATTATTTAAATCCGTTTCTCCGATGCTTTGATAATGTCTGACATACGTATTTGCGATAACATTACCAGAAGCATCCTGCGTAGCCTTCGTAGCTCTATCAGCGTTACCATTCAAATTGCCGACAAAGGTAGGCGCCGTAACCTTTCCTGGGAATGAAGTATTGCCCCCTGCATCTAAAAGCGTAGCCGTCCGGGTCGGTGTTATAAAGTTGTCAGCTTTACCGTTGGCATATTGGCGGACGTAAATCGGTTCCGTACCGTCATCGGCTGTTGCAATTTCAGCGTATCCATTATTCGAGCCGCCGCCGACAGCGATACGGAACGAGTCATCGTTGCCCATCGTAGCCTTGACCAACTCGCCGACGGTACCAGATGATACAATCGTGTGAACTTTCTTTGATGTCCCTACGGTGACATTGTCCAGGTTCGTCTGGCCGGTGCCGCCATTACCAACCGGAAGAGTCCCCGCCACACCAGGTGTAATATTGGTCGTCCCGTTAAACGAAGCAGCTGACGTCGACGCCAAATTGGTCTGGATAGTCCGTGCCGTCACCAATTTAGTCGCACTGCCGGCATTACCTGCGATGCCATTAGCATGCGCATTGGAATCCTTTTCGTGGTTACTTTCTTTAATTCCCGCTGAATCAATGGCATCTTTTAATCGCTGGTCATTAGAGAACAGCTGCTGTGCCATATCATTTTCGAGTTTTGCGTGTACGGGGTCGCTGGTGATACGCTGCGGGAAGCCATCTGTGTTGAAAGCCAGCGAGTTGTCGATGCCGTTTTTCGGGCGAGTCTGGTTATTGACCGTTTCCGGAAAATCCGTTTTCCATTTATCTAAGTAGTTAGCCATTGTTTCCACTCCATTCTTCCGTGTTGGTGCCATATGTGTAGGTCCCATCAAATTTAATTTTGCCGTCCCAGGCCCAGCCTAAGTATACATAGCATCCCAGGTGAGCTGGCTTATAAATCTCGATGGTCTTTCGCATCTCTGTGATGGATGCGGCGTCAGTACGAGTCGTAAAAATGATAAAATAGTACTGGTCGTTGTGCTCCTCAACGTAGCCATTGCCATATGCGCTAATGATGTCCCTGACCCGTGACAACGTCGTTGTTTGGGAGCCACGCAGCGCAATCAGGACACGTGCCCGACGCTTTCCGTCGGAATCGCCCGGATCTGGATGAAGGTCCAGGAATTCTTCCCAGTCCGCAATCCCCCAAGTAGCCGTGGTGATAAAGAATTGCTTCGTCACATCGATGAGCCGCAGGCGCTGCTTTTCGTGCTCTGCGGATAAGGTTTTCATTGTCTTGAAGAAAGTCGGGTCCTTATCCAGGAACTGCGGCAGATAGCGATTGAGGTCCACCGGGACAATCCGAAGGAAATTAAAATCAGCCATTGACAGTCACCTCAGTACAGCGGGCAATCTGGTCCGTCGTGACCGTGACCATGGTCGAACTGCCGTTGATGGTCAACGACTCATAGTCGGATACACCACAGCTGGCGTTTTCCAGTATCATCTTCCCAATCATGGCGCAGGTGATGCGGATGTTATCGAATTGGTGCGACCCGAAGTAGTCATTGATAACTGTTTGTATTGCCGATGCATCGGCATTTTTGCTGTTCAGTGGTTTCACCGCTACCTTGACCGCAAAAATCGTCGGGGCAGCTACGGTAACAGTGGCCCCGATAGGACGCACGGTCTCAATGTAAGCTGCAACTTTTTTCTGTAAATCAGCAGATGCCGGATTCCCGTTTGTATCGGTAATCAACACTTTGACAGTGCCGTTGCCATTCCACAGCGATATGACGACGGCTTTCCCAACGCCGGCCACGGAGGTAGCCCATTGGATATATTCGTTCTTATTGCCCGACGTGACCGGCTGGCGTACCTTGAAAATAAGGCGATTATACAGGGATGCGTCGTCTTCCTCGTCGAAGCCGTCGTGCGTCGCCTGGGCATTGGTGACACTGCTGATACCCGGGATGGACATCGGGATGACCGTAATAGTCTTGGCGTCGACATTGCCCTTTTTACCGCCAGCCGTACATTCAATCGGGATGTCCCCGCTTTTTGTAATCGTAGCAGCTTGGGTCGTATAGAAAGCCACCCCGGTAGGTGTCTGGAATACACTCCCTAAGGGAACCACGCCGTTCCCTGTCACGGTGACCGTCCCTTTCGCTTTGACGGACTGTTTGCGAACTACGCCATGTTCTTCGGCCCGCAGATCCAGATATTCTCCCCAGGCGGTTTGTGCGAACCCAGCTTTATAGGCCTGCTCCCGTTCGACTTCCTGTTTGGCAAATTCAATGCTGTTTGCAGCTAGGACGTCATAGGTAAATGTGCCCTCATAACTGGAAGCGTCATTGCCGACGTTCTGCTGCAATTCGGTTAAAATCTCATCTTGTTCACGTGCCTCATACATCCACGCTCACCTCCCCGTAAATCGTCGAAATTACAATGGATATGGAAACCTTGTCGCCGTCGTGCGAAATGTCTACACTGTCGATACTCTTGATATATGGATTCACCATGAGGCACTCGACGATGACGCGCTTGATTTCACTGTAGCGCTGCTGCACGCCCATGACCTTGCCAATGAACGGGCGCAGTTCGATGCCGTACTGCCAGCTGTAGGCCAGATAACGGAAGCGTTCCGTGCTCAGGGCCTTGTAGATCCACACCTTGATGGCCTCGTCTTTCTCAACGATAATGTGCTGTCCCACCTTATCATATAAAAAGCAGTCCCGGTCAAAGTCCCAGGCATATTCTTTCGGAACCGGCAGGTCGGACGTATAGGTATTGACAGATACGGCCCCGGTAAAGGGATATTCTGCACTCATAATTTCACCCCGCTATCTGCCAGCCAGTACAGCTGCTCGTCCTGGCCGTAAATCGGTATCAAGAGGACCAGCGTCCCCGGTTTCAGCGTATCCGTCCAAGTCTCATCGTTATCAATAGGATGATTGTGGCTCTCATATGCCGCATCCCCGGACCCGCCGCCCCGGTTGTTGGTCTGGCCGACCATATGCCTGGTGTATCCAGGCAGCAAATACCGCGAGCAGTAGACGTCTTTTGCTGTAATTTCAATATTGTTCATCTTGACCACCAGCGACGGCGGCGGACTTACAACGATGCCGACTTGTGCACCGCGTGGGAGGTCGCCCTGTACCACGCTATGCATCACATCGACGATGGCCGCCGCAGACTGTGAGGCCGAAGGGATTCCTGCCATAATGGCCACCTCCTACATATGACTCGTTTTGATGATGGACGTCGGCGTCATGCCGATGTTATAGATACCGCCGGTTCCAACAGCCCCGGCGCCGCCGTTCCCGCTGGAATTATTGCCGACATATTGGCCATCGCCGGCATAGACGACAACGTGTTCGTCGCCATCAAAGACGACGCAGTCCCCGACTTCCAGGTTCGACTCGTCGAAAGGAATAACAGCATCCCCTGCGTCAGCCATTAACGTCGGCACCGATGCGACGCCGTTGTCACATTCTTGTTTCAAGAAAGGACTATAATAGCTGCCAATACGTGTGGCTGCTTCGACGCAACCGTTTCGACCGTCTGGCATGGTAGCCCCTTCCCAAGCGGCAAAGCCAGCTTGTACGCCTGCTGAGGCTGCTAAATTAGCCCCGCCGATAGCGGATGCGGAGCGCCCAGTCTTCGTAGTGATGGGTTTGGTCGTATCTTTCGGTTTTTCTTCTTTATTCATGAGGTTTTCAAACTCGATTTCCAGCCGCATCTCGTGGATGCCGTTCTCGAAGGTATGCGTATCGGACTTGATCCAGAACTTACCGCACAATTCCGTCAGGATGTCCCGGATTTGGATGGAGTATGACGATTTAGCGGCATAACTGCCCGTCATCTGGAGTATACCGGAGCGGTCCGGCCCATGGAACAGCTTGTTGATGGCTTCCTGGGCATTGTCGTTCGGGTTCGTTTTATAGACATCCTGAACCATAGAGTACTTCTGAATCCATTCGTCCTTCGTCTGGTAGCCAGTAACGTTGCCCTGCTGGTCGGTAATCATGATGCTGTTGACCATGTCCTCGATGGACTCCTTGTACTTGCTGTTCTCGATATTGACGTATTGGTCTGCCGCCAGCCCTTCGATAAGCTCACCTTTCTTGATGACATCCAGCTCATCGCCCCGCATGATGGGATGGAAGAGGACGTCCGGGTCGTCCTTGTTCTCTTTGTGCGCATTGATTTGTTTCGCCGCATCGGTATAGGCAATCATGATAATCTGATAGCCTGTCTTTTCCTGAGCAATGAAAGAGACTTTCTTCCCTGTCTCGGCCAGCTTCCCGACTTTGATACCCAGCTCACTGCATACCGCCTTGGCGATGTCCTCGGCCAGCATATCCGTGAATTTCCGGGTTGTCTTCGACCGGCAGAGGATGAACAGATTGTCATAGGCCGTGACCGTCACCGTGGACTGCTGGACGTCTTTTTCGATGGAGTAGACGTTGCCCTGGAATTGCAGGTTACCGTCTTCATCATAGCCATAGATTGTCTCACCGCAGTTGATGACGTAGTTCGGCAGGTTCGGGTCCCGGGCATCCTGGACGTAGGAAAACGTCAGTTTTCGGGCCACCTGCAGCCGGGAGCCTTCCCAAGTGATTCTCCCCACGGTGAGGCGGGACAAATCATCTATCGTTTCAGTCTGCTTCGTCGTCTGGTTGCCCTTATCGTCGGTCGTGGTTTCCGTCTTGACGCTCTTATGCTTGATGATCAATTCTTGATCACCCACTTCCGGATCTTGCCAGCATTATTGATGACCAGACTCTTGAGGTTATTGCTCTTGACGACGCGGCGCCAGTGGTTATAGTCGCCGTAGGCTTTCTTGGCCACGTCCATAACATCGCAGGCCTTTTGGAAGAGGGCCTTGCCCTTGTTGACGTTCGTCTGTTCTTCCTTGATTTTCTGGTCCAGGTCGACCGGGCGGACCTTGAGGCCCGTCTTATCATCGATAGGCTTGTCATTGTTCGCCATCGGGACATTGAGTTCCTTGTACTCCGTAAAATTCAACGTGTAGTAAATATCACGGCTGCCGTCCTGCTCCCAGTAGGAAAATTCCATGATGCCGCACATCATATTGACCGGAGAGTCTGTAATGATGACGCGGACGGCTTTCCGTGCTGCTTTCCACTCAGTCAGCTTCTCGACGCAGGCTGTCGGGTCTGTATAATCGCCCACGACAAAAGGATAATCATGCGTAAGGGAGGGAAAGAATCCGGAAAAGGACAGGGTCCTGGCTTTCGGCATCCCGAAGACCAGGGCTTCCCCGACCTGCGTGATGTCGACAACCTTGTTTTTTTGGCCATCGCCGACGGTATATTTGGCCGGCGTGACCGGCAGGATGAGTTTCCCCGTCGGCCCTTCGATGATGATTTCCCGCTTCAGTCCGGCCCCTCCACCATTAGAAAAGATGGCCGAAAGGACCTGTATAGTATTTCCTAACCCTCCCAGGCTCATCAATAACCACCTCCGTAGTTGATATGGCCCTGTAAAATCAGTTTCGCCATTTTATAGGCGATACGGTCAATGTCGGCCTCTTCGCGGACATAGAAGGTATTGCCTTTGATGACGACCGGGCCGCTGCCAGACGACTGTCTGTTTTCCAGTTCGGCTTGAATCATCCGCTCCGTTGTGGCATGTGGATAGATACGGCTTCCCTGCGGCAGGTCGACGATTTCGCCGCCCCGTTCGTTGATTTCCGTCCAGCCGCCGGCGTAAAATGACGAGCCAGTTGCGTGGCCGGAGAAGATACTAGGGATGCTGAATGAAAAAGAGCTGGCCGAGGAACGTATATCCGCTATAGTGCTCTGTAAATTTCCCCAGGCGCTCTTTGCACGCTCCGAAAGCGGGCCCCATACGTTCTCTTCAAACCATCCCGTTACGCCGTCCCAGGCCGCCTCAGCTTCATCCTTGGCCGATTGGAAGGCACTGGCAATGTTGCTTTCCGTGGACGAAGCACCGCTGCTGATTTCTTCCCAGGTTGTCCCGGCCGATTCTTCCAGTTCGGCCAGATAGCCGCCGGCGGCGTCTTTCGCATCTGCAAAAGTCTGGCTCCACTCCGCGTTTTTTTCATCAGCTACCTGACAAATCATATCCCAGGAGTCGACGCCGGACTGCTTGATGCTCTCCCAAGTATCCGCCCCGGACTGTTTGATGCCTTCCCAGGAGTCAGCCATATACTGATGCAGTTCGGCCTGTTTAGCGTCCAGCCAATCCGCAGTATCGCTGGCCGACTGGCGGACACCTTCAAAGGTACTGGCTATAGTCGGCCCTAGTTGTGCAAAGGTCTGGCTCCACTCCGCGTTCTTTTCGTTGATGACCTGGCTAAAGGAATCCCAGTTGATGCTCTGGAAGGCTTCGGCCAGCTTCTGGCCCAGCCAGTCGCCGCCGATACCCCCAGCAATGCCACCCACGATTGCGCCGGCCGCCGTACCGACCCCAGGAACCATAGAGCCTGCCCAGGCGCCAAATGCGGCTCCGCCTTTCATACCGGCAAAACTACCGGCAAGGCCAGCTGCATCCCGGCCAGCCGTAGACAGCTTTTCTCCTTCCGGGGCATAAGCCACATCAAGAGCGGTTCCACCTAATGCGATAGCCGACCCAATCCATGGCACCCTTTTCGCCCAGCTGCCGAGCCGGGCGCCCCATCCTGGTTTCGGAGTCCCTTTGGGAGCCCCTTCTGGGACCGGAACCGGTGCGTTTGTCGGTGGTGCTGAAGTAGGCGCCGTGGTCGGCGCCCCTTTGCTGTTGATAATGACGTTCGTCGCCGTGACGACCATATCTTTCACGGACGACGTGCTGGGAAGCCCGTTCCCGCCGGTCGGCGTGCCGACCGGGAGATTCTTCGGGATGCCCTGAATGACGTCTTTGACCTTCATGGCCAGGTTGTAAATCTTTTTCAAACCAACGGCTAAGGCCCCGCCTGCCAGCACTGACCCGATACCGTCAAAGGCCAGAAATTTGTTTTTCAGGTCGTTGATGCCCTCGCCCACAATCTTGATGACGTCCGTCACCTGTAGGCCGTCGTCAATGAGGCCGGAAAAATGCGACGTCAGCTTGCCGAATTCATCGGTAAAGCTCCGCAAGCCATCGCCGACGCCATGGTCTAAGAGCTTAATGGTCAGATTTTCCCAGGCGCTCTTCAACCGGAGCAGAGAGCCGCGCAGGTTGTCCATTGCCACCTTGGCCGTTTCATGGGCCGTGATGTCTTTCATGGCTGCGTTCATGTCTTTGACGCCCTTGGCGCCTTCACGCAGCATGATCATGCCGCCTCGGATAGCGTCCGAGCCAAACATGGTCGACAAGGCGTTCATCTTTTCTTCATCCGTTAAACCGGATAGATGCTCCTGCAAAAGACCGGCGATGTCTGAGAGGGACCGCAGGTGGCCTTCCTGGTCGAAGAATTTAGACGTGCCCTCATCGGTCAAGAGACCGAGTCTTTGCATTTCTTCGGTGGCCTGCTTCGTCTGCGGGGAGAGGTTCATGAGCATCGTCTTTAAAGACGTACCTGCGTCAGACCCCTTCAAGCCGTTATTGGCGAAGACTGCCAGGGCCGTATTGGTATCATCGAAGCTCATACCGACCCCGGCTGCAACAGCCGAGACAGCAGAGAGTGAGTACTTCAATTCTTGGACGCCCGTTGCACTGGCATTGGCCGCACCGACCAATACGTCCGCTGCATGAGTGGCGTCATCCATATGGAAGGCGTTCATAGCCGTACTCATGATTTCCGCCGCTTCCGGAAGGGATAATTGGCCGGCCGCCGCTAAATCGAGAGCAGCTTGTGAAGCATCACCAAGAACATCCTTAACGCTGACGCCGGCTTTCAAGAGCTCTGTCATGCCCTGGGCCGCTTCCGTCGAGCTAAACTGAGTATCCGCGCCGAGTTCCAGGGCCTTTTCCTTGACGGCATCCATGGCTTCCGCATCCAGTCCTGTAACTGCTTTGATTTGCGACAGCTGAGCTGTGAAGTCAGAATAATTCTTGACGGCATCAAAGGCGCCATATCCAAGGCCAGCAAAACCGGCAGCCTGTACAGGAAGACCGGCCATGGCCCCAGCAGCCATTCCGGATAGCTTATCCTTCATGCCACCAATATCACCGTTTTGTTTGACGTTGAGGGCTATAGTATAGGCCTTCCCTTTGAGCCCGTTCAGCTCCGTCTTGACCTTCTGGATTTTCGCCGTGGCGTCGTCCTTAGCGCGGATAGTCGCTTCATAGATGCCGCGGATTCCCTGGAAGGCCCGTTTGGCCCGGTCCGCCTGGCCGGCTGCTTTGACAGCCGCTGTGCCTGCTTTTCCCATCCCGGCGGCGGCCGTGTCCGAAGCGCTCCCTGTGCTTTTCAGAGTTTCCGTCAAGCCCTTGAAGCCGGACCTTGCTTTATTGACCTGCGCTGTAAACTGGTCCTTGAGTTCCAGCGTAGCGCTCAAAACATAGTTGCTCACAGCCTAACGGCCCCCTTTCTTCAATGGCAGCGTCGCTAAATCCAATTCACGCTGCTGCTCCAGGCAGACAGCCTCATAGCAGAAAATCTTTTCCAATCGGTTCAATCCGAAGAAATAGTCCAGTCGATGCCCACGGAGGACCAGGGCGGCCGCCGTAGCCGCTTCCCAGTCCTCTTGGATTAGTTTTTTACGTCTTCATGGACCTTCGATTCGATGTCTTTCCCATAGCCGGACAGCTGGGAAATCTTACGGGCAATGGCCGGAATCTCGCCGGCATCGAACAATTTGTCGATGATGTCCGTCGGTTCGACGCAGCCATAGGCCTGCTGCAGGGTGGCATCCCTCAAGTTCGGTTCGACGACGGTCTGCAAGATGCAGTATTCGTCGGAGCCGTCGGTGATGGCCATGATTTCGGCCATGAGGCCTTTCGTGATTTTCTTGACCGTCAGCTTGCCGACGCTGGTGTCGAGGTCAAAGGTTTCCTGTTTCTTCTGTGCGATTTTGTCTTTCTGGTTAATCAGTTCCTGAATGCTAACTGCCATGGTATGGTCTCCTCCTATTCAACGGTTTCCGTAAATGCAGCATCTTCCGGCGTGAAGCCGAAGGGGTATTCTTTTTCGATGACTTTCCCCTTTTCAAAATTCATGAGCGACAGCTTGTTGAACCAGACGTTATCAAGCGTGATGCGCTCTTTCTGGGCGTCAATCATATCCGGGTCCTCGACCAGGCCGACCAGCGTCGTGCGCGGGTCATGGCCACTCTTCCAGTCTTCCAAATATTTATTCAGATTCCGGTTGATGACGCTCTTGATTTTGAGCGTCCCCGTACCTTTGAGGGATACGATCTTACTGTCTACACTGTTCCCGATAAGCACATCTTCACGGTTCGGTTCGACGTCAACTTCGAACGATTCAATTTCAAAGATGAGTTCGCCTTCCCACCATAATTTCCCGTGGGAGCCGTTCCAGCGCCGGTTGCCGCGATATTTTACGTCATATTCGCTTCTTGCCATTTGTCAGGCCTCCTTACAGCGTGAAATCAATATTCAAGTTTTCCATGGCATCCACGAAGCGGAGGTCACCGACCAGGGCCAGCGTATCGCCGGTATTGTACTGGCGGATTTCCATGACCGACATGGTCGTCGGGTCATCACCATGGAGTTTTGCGTAATTACTCTGCCAAGTCGTGTTGATGTCGACCGTGTTAGTCGCATCGGCATCCAACACATTGCCCTCGATTCCCGAGAAATAGACCATGATGGCCGAAATGAAGAGCATTTTATTGTTATAGCCGTTGATGATCTTGCCCACGTAATACTTCTTGAAGGTATCGCGGATGTCGTCGGTGACCAAGTCGACGCCTTCAATAATCTTGATCTTACGGAATTCTTCGCCTTTGTCCGTCGTGAAGGTCGTAAGGGAATTGCATGCACGGGCAATTTTGACACCATCGCCGTCCTGTTCATCAATCAGGAGCAGTTCGCCTTTATCAATCAGCGTATCGATGTCTTCATAGACTTCGACGCTTTCGACTTCGGTCAACTTGAAGTACGTGGCGCTACGGTCCAGAGCAAGGCCAGCCAAAATGCCGGCGATACGGGCCGTATACTGTACCGCTGTATACGTCGTATAGACGGGATTGCCAAAACTGTCGGTATCAGTCTTTACCTTAATATCGTTCGTGCAGAAATTGACAATCCCTTCATGGTCTGCGGCCTGGCCGGACAATACGGCCTTGAAAGTTTTATGCTTGTTGCTGCGCTGTGCCTTAATCCACGATGCCAGGTCATTCTGTTCCTGCGTCGTGGCAGTCGGAGCGCATAGCCAGTTCCATTTGATGTTTGCCAGCATCTTGAGGACATCGTCCTGGTCCTTCGTAGCACCTTCGACATTAGTATTCGGCAGCGTGTAGACCAGGATGCGGAGCGGCGTACCGAGCAGGCATTTCTTGATCAGGTCCACGTTTTCATCCGTAAGGCCTGTATCCGGGATGTCGGAAACGTCGCGGATAGTGTAATTATGGATTTCATCTTTGGTTTCGTTGTGCAGGATCATCGATACAATACCGCGGGCACTGCGCTTGATAGCCGTCGTCCCCTTGGTACGGAAATTGATGATAATCTGCGGCATGCCGAACAATTCCTGTTCATTTGCCATATGCTATTCCCCTTCCGTTTGATTGAGCTTGTTGATTTCCAGTTCCAGATGCTGGGCCAGTTCATACTGGATGCGGCCGGCATCCTCGAAGTTGTCACGGAAATCAAGATTGAAAATGTAATGCAGGATGTCATCGACAATGGTCATCTCTGCGTCGAGAATCGTAATATGCCGGTCCTTGACAGCCAGGACAGGGCGGAAAACCTTGTCCAGGGCATCGGCTACCTCGAAGACAGCCGTGCGGCTCACGCGTCCCATTGCGTCTTTCGGGTGGATATAGGTAATGTCCACCTGAATCAACCGGTCGCTGAACAGGTCGTCCACGGTCGTGGCCGTTGGCATGAACTCGACATAAAAATAAGGTGCATCCGATTTCTCGACATTATCGAAGTGCACCTTATAATCTTTGAAGTTTTGATTGAGTACGGCCACGATGGCCGCTTTTATATCGCGGAGCGTTATCATTCGTCCAACACCGCCTTGAAGATGGCCTCAGAATCTGCCTCGAAGGTCTGCCCGGCCTCCATCATCCCTTTATGCATCATCTTCTTGCCAGGGACGAAATCTTTCTTCAGCCGCTTCCCGATGGCCGGTACATACCGCCCCGGCGTCTGTCGATGGCCATACTCGACGTGGGCGGCATATTTGACGTTGTTGTAAATCGTTGTCTTCCCCTGTATGGCCCGGGAATGTTTCCAGCCGTTCTTGAGACGACCCGTCCGGGTCGGCGTGTTATCCTTGATTTTCCCAATGATAACCTCCGCTTCCTGGGCAACGAATTTGTCCATTTTCGAGGCTCCCTTTTCTTCAATGGCCGCCAGGCGGTCATCAAAGGCCGAGAACCCATCATCAAAGAGCATAGCCATTACACCTCGTCCTCCCTTCGGACGCTGATTTCCTGATGGTCCGGATACTTGAAGGCCTTCGCTGCATTGAGCGTAAAGGTTTGGCCGACATGCACGATGACTAGGACATCGTTCGGCAAAATGTCGTATTCCGGATCCAGGCAGATGCGCAGGTCCGTCTTTGTGAAGAACTCCCGCGGATTCTGCCCGCTCTGCATCTCTTTGCCGTATTGCGTCAGATGGCACGGGAGTTCCTGGTAGACGGCCTGCATCGTATAATCATCGGCTCCGTCGTCGTCTTTCACAGCCTGCTGCCGGTACACGGTGACGCGGTCGGCATACAGGTATTTGTTGAGCAGGCGCTTGCATCGTTTCCAGCTGATAGGACCACCCCCTAGAGACTCTTCGGGCGCCGATACAGGTTCAATTTAGGTTTGAGACGGTCGAAATCTTCTTCCCTGGGGTCCCCCGTCGAGGATACTTCCGACACTGCGAATTGATACGTCGTGTCGTTCTGGGTCAAGCTCTTCAAGGGAGCCCGGCCGCCGTCTTCGGCATCCTCCAGCCAGCGCGTCACCATATCCTCGGCCGTAAAGACCAGGGCCTTGGGGAAATCTTCCCGGTTGCAGTAGTCCAGGACGTCATAGACGAATTTCTGGGCTAAGCGTTCGGCTTGGTATGTGTCTGTCGAGTTCTGCGTGACGGCATCGACGATTTTCTCGACCGCCTCATCGGGTGTGAGATAATTCATGGCTTATCCCTCCTCCCTCATCGGAGACTATTTGCCCGTGCCGCTGGTCGTGGTGGCTTTCGGAGTCAGGACCGCAAAAGCCGTTTCCTTGACCGGCAGGAATCCGAGGCGCATGGTGGCTTTGATGGCAACCATGTCGTTTTCTGCCAGGGACAGCGGCTTGTCATCTGCCATGGTAACCGTCGACAGGGTAGCTTCACGGAGCGTTTCATACTGAATCTGGTCGCGTAAGCCAATGAGCGAGTATTTCCAGTTGCCGGCGATGGCGCGGGCCTTCGTGGCATCCCAGGCCCCGTTGCGGCAAAACTCAATCGGCTGAGCGTACAGCGTGGACTGGTCCACATCCTGTACATAGAGCTGGTTGCCGTTGGCATCACGCAGTTTGCGCAGGGAGTTTTTCAGATCATAACCGGCAACGAAGCCATCAACGTCCAAGCCCTGGGCTTCAACCGAGGCCATCGTGTCGGAAATGTCGAGGTCTAACGATTTATTCGTACCTTCGGCAACGGTCTGTTTGCCGGCAGTCGCTACCCCTAAGATATTTTTTGCAAACGGGCTGTTCGTACCGAACAAGCAAGCTGCGTCGATGGCTTTGTAAAAGGCTTCGGCTACATAGGGCTTGATGGCCGAGAAGACGTCGATGGTCGTATCTTCCAGTTTTTCACGGCTGACCGGAATGATGACGCCGATTTTCTTGGCGACCAGTTCCGGGAAAATCCATTTGGCAACGGATGTCTGGATTCGTTCCGTTTCGCCGACCCAGTATGCGCCAGGGCCGGCGACCATGACCGGAAATTTCTTCGTTTCCGATTCCATCGGCTGGACCGTGGACAGTCGCATGACACTAGAACCGCGGACGACGTCCGCAATGATGTCGGATGCAATCGGGGTCGGCACGAAGCCGCTCAAATTGTCTTTCAAAAATAATTCGTCTGCCATATTGTATTCCTCCTCTTATCGTTTGGCCTGATTCTTGTAAATGGCTTCAAAGAAGCTGTTCTTGGCACTGCCACCGCCATTGCCGCCAACACCGGTGCCGCCGGCTTTCGGGGCCTTGCCTTTCAGCTTTTCATTGACGGCCGCTTCAACAGCCTTCTTGAACTGCTTATCAAAAGTCTTGATGCGGTCCATCGTCGATTCGTTGTCGTCGGCGATGAGGTAGTCCATAAATTCAACAGGAATCTTGCGGTCGGACAGGACCTTCACCATTTCGAGCTTCAATTCTTTCCGATTCAGTTCTTTTTCCTTGGCTTCCAATTCTTTCTTGATGGCTTCCTGCTCTTCCTTGGCCCGCTCTGTTTCAGACAATTTGGACAGCCGTTCGGCTTCCTTCTTGGCCTTGTCAGCTTTCTTCTGGTATTCCTTCTCCCAGCGGGCCTTAGCCTGGTTCACTGCATCATCAATCCGTTTTTGTACATCCGCTTCCTGCTCTTCTTTGGTCTTGGTTTCCGGGGCGTCCGGGGTGCCTTTCCCGCCCTTATCGCCTTCGGTGCCGCCCGTCGTATCGTCTGCACCACCTTCGGTGCCGCCGTCGGCGAACCGCTGCAGGTCGAACTTGAATTCGTCTGCCATGTGTATCCCTCCTAAAATTGGCATAAAAAAAGCGCCTGATCACTCAGACGTTGAAAATATAAACTTGTTTAGGCGGCCCCGTCTTCCGTGGAGCCTTGTTGTACCAGTCTAAATGCATGGCATCCTCCTGTTCTGGGCATGAAAAAAGCGCCCACCATAAGTGAACGCTTTCTCACGAGAATATGGCTATTTGGCAGGCGTACGTGGCTCCTGCATCTCTCGGGTTTCCCCTGTCATACCATCGGCGTGTGGATCGTACGAAATTTTCCACCTCAAACAGCCATCTTCTGTTACTTATATTTTAATAAGTATTTTCCCGTTTGTAAAGTATTTTTTTATTTCGCAAAAGTCTACCCCATTCTTTCTCATCAATTTTCATAAAAGTAATAATGGAGTTTTCAAAATTTTCTGGATCTTGAGGAGTTTGTAATCTTAAAATAAGCTTAAACTCTACTTTCCCTTTTACAAACCGCTTTAAAACCAATGCGCTATTAGGCCGATTAGCTTCAATAATATAATCTGGATTTGCTACCATATCTGCCATATACTGCTTATACTTCTCATATACGTCAGGATGATGATCTTGGATATGGGCTTTTTGAGTATCCGACAAAATTACTTTGTCCGAGCGTATGTTTTCAGTGACTACTTGATAAATTACACGATTAATCTTTCCGATATATTCCACCTGATCAGCTGCTTCCTTGTTTTTTGGTTGTATTATACCAAAAGAATTCGTGCTTGTCTTGGATTTACTATTCTGTACTGTCATCGTCTTGTCTACATACACAGACTTCCACTCTTTATAAGTCATGTCAGCTGGAACGTAATACGTCTTGCCCTTATCATTCCTGGCAATGCGTGTCCCAGTCTTCTTCTTGTCCGGCCCGTATAGGCTTCCCGCAATGGTAGAGCGGCAGTTCGGGTGAAGCGGCGGGGCTGTACTGCCTGGCTGGTATTCGTCGATGGGATAAACATGTCCATCGTGGTCCCGGCAGGTTGCCGATGTCCGCCGGTCCAGCGTCGCCGAGAAGCGGTAATACTTCATTCCCGCTTCCTTGATGCTGTCAAAGGCGGCCCGGTTCTCTGTAAAGTTCAGCTCCGTCCGGACCAGACGGCGAGCATTGCTCACACCGACGTCCATCCGGCGTGATACCAGCCGTGACAAGGTTTCTATATCCGTCCCACGGTGTGTGGCCTGGGCAACGACGTCCTTGATGGTCTTGCCGAGCTGGGCATTATCCTTCCAAATGCGCTGGCTGTAGTTCTTACCGCTCCAAGGCGTCTTTAGGATAGATAACACTTGTTTATCATCAACGGCCGTTACAGCGGCCCTCAGGCCTATTTTCTGGCCTATGTCGTATAGACTGTGATAGTAGAAATCTTGGTAAACCGTCGGGAAATACCTGTCGACGGCGTCCTCGGCCTTTTTCGTTAAGTCAGCCAGGTGGACCAAGGTTTCCGTGTATAGCTTGTCCAGCCGGGTGATGCGGCTACGCATGGCCAATACGTTCAGCTCCTGGAGGATGGCCTTGTCGCCGATATCCTTATACTGCTTGAGGTAGTCCTCGATGTCCATACGCCAGACGCGATATTCGCTCCCCTGCAAGAGCTGCGACGCCTCGACGTAAGTCAAGCCGTTGTCCTGGGCAAAACGGGCGTACAGGGCATCTATATCCTTCTGGATATGAGCCAGCGCCTGGCGGTAATAAGCGGCCAGTTCGGCTTCCAGCTCCTGGCGGCTTTTCCTATTCCACTGTTCCTCCAGCTCCGTCATCCGGCGAGCCCAGTACTCCTCGTTCGTCATTCGTTACATCACTCCCATAGGCATCCTGCCGGTCCGCCTCTTCACGCTTGAGCTCATCCATTTCGGCGGCCGGATCTGCGATGAAGGGCAGCAGGGACAGCAGCCGTTTCTGCGACACAAGTCCATACAGCTCTTTAACAATATCGGCCTGTTCCTTGATGTCGGCCGGGATGTTGGCCGTGAAGGTAATCTCAATGTCCCGAAAGTCAATATCGGCCGCGCTTTTGGTCCGCAGCATATCGGCAATCAGTTCAATGCGCCGCTGCAGCCCTTTTCGGAAGGCGACCTCTTTCCGGCTGCGAATCTGTTCCATGCCAATCAGTTTGTACTTGATGGCCACGCCCGACGCATTGCCAGAAAAGGCCTCATCGCTCATGTCCGGCACACTCGAAAACTTGTGGATGTCCTTTTCCAGGCGGCTCTTCATGTTCTCGATATACGTGTCGTTCAGGTTTTTGATGAGCCATTTGGCGTCGCCCGTGTTGTCCAGGAGCAGCACTTTATTGCGCCGCATCTCCTGGACGTCTTCCCCTGTAGTCCCGCCCATCCCGGCCAGGCACAGGTACGCGTCCGTGAAGTCTTCCATGTCGTCCATGGTACAGCTCTGAGCCAGATTGTATGCGTCAATCTGTGTGATGACGCCTTCGAAGTCGCCTTGATGAAGCTGATTGTTCGCATATTCGACAATGGGCACCTCACTGAAGAAATGCGGCTGCGGCGCGCTGATCAGACGGAGCGTCCCCGAATCATATGAGTAATTTGTCACCGTGCTGTCATCGTAGACGTCGACGTACTCCTGATAAGTCGTACCGTCCAAGTCGTATACCCGGTAGTGCCGGATGCCCAACATGATATTCTCTTCCAGCGAGGCGTCGCAGACCAGGATGACCTCTTCGGACGGGATGCGGCGGAATCGGATGTTCGCGTCGGCATCCATATACAGCAGTTCATAGCCGTCGCCGGTAATACTGGCCTCTTCGGCCAGTTCCATGTTGTGGGCGGGCTCATCGTTGTATTTAAAAACGTCCTGGAGCGTCTGGACTTCGTCCCCATTTCCAGTAAAGGAGGCATAGGCGACCGGTTTGCCGATGAAGAAGCCCGTGTCCATATCCGAAATATATTTGCAGAAATTGGCAACGACCTTATTATTCGGTGCACCATGATTCCGCGCCTCTTTATGCAGGATGTCGTGTCGGCCCGCATAGTAGCCCTTTAGCTTGAGACAGTGATTATAATACCTGTCATGCCGCAAGCAAATCTGGGCTAGGTCCTGCACGGACAGCGCTGTCTTTGTCGTCTGAATCCTCATAAACCAAAATCTCCTTTCCGCAGTCCTGGAATGGCCGAACGGCGCATGACGTCATCCATGGCGTACCGCGTAGCATCCAGTGCGTGATTGTCTTTATCCGGGTAGGCGCTGATGAACTGCCCCTGCCGGTTCCGCTCGTACTCATACGTCACGAACTCCCGATAGGTATTGGGGCAGCGCCTCTTATCGATGTAGATATGGGCCCGGTCCTGGAGCCACTTGATGCCGTGTTCTACGCTGTCGCGGCTTTTTTTGGCTCCGCCTACATGAAGGCCCATGTTCCGCATCTCCTGTATCGACTTTGGTTCGGCTGAATCGGCGATGATGCGGCTGGAGCCGGCCTTCTGCTGTATCAGTTCGGCGGCCCGGCTGTTGGTCAACTTCTGCTGATAGATTTCGTCGAAGATGTATAGATCTTCTTTTTTCGCATCGTAGTGCATCGATACGAAGGCCAGCGGGTCAATGGAAAAGCCGAAGTCCAGGCCGTAGTACAATCTGTCAAAATTTCCGACAAGTTCATTGCTCATGGCCATATCTTCCACGTTCTCAAAAACAGCGCCGCCAGTGCCAGTGACTTCACCGAGATACTCATGACGGTAAGCCCGTTCATTCTTTGCTTTGAGCTTTTCCGCTTCAGCCAGGAACTGCGGCCCCAGCCAGTCTTCCGGCACGGTCAAATAGGTCGAGTGATGGACCAGCCGGTCTGGATCATCCACAAGGATTTCCTCGTTGACCCAGTTGTTCCGGCTCTTCGGCGGGTTATACGTTCCGAACACTTGATAGGACGGGCCACCGCGCAAGAGGGACTGCAACACGTTACGAATCTCTTCCATGCCACTGAACTGGTCCAATTCTTCGAACCATACTATGCCGACATAGCCAAAGGGCAGTTTGATGGATTTGACTTTTGCCGGATCATCCAGCCCGAAGAAAAGGATTTTCTGCCCCGTCTTCTTATAGGTAATCTCCGGCGGCGACAATTTGACGCGGAACTTGTCCAGAACGCCCAATTGCTCCAGCCCCCAGACAATCTGAGGCAGGACGCTGTTCTTGATGGTGTTGCCAACCTTCCGGATGACGACGGCATGGATATTCGGGTCTTCCATTACCGATACAGGGATGCGGATACCGCCCACAAACGATGACTTGGCACTGCCACGGCCCCCGGCCAGCAGATAAAAGGTATGCAGGTGCTGCTCGACATCAAAAAAGACCTCATCGAACGATGGGGCAATCAGATTGGCAATATTAACTTTTCGTTTCCGTTTTCGGTTCTCGTGCGAATTCAAAAGTAATATCCTCCTCATCGTTATCCGTGCGCAATTCGGCCACCTCGGCCTTGAGTTTTTCTTTCTTGAGTTCTTCCATGGCATCGAAGCCCAGGTACTTGGCCAGCATCTCCCAGGCCCACTTCTTGTCTTCCATTTTGATGCTGATGCCGTCTTTCCCCTGCTTGACCTCGGACACAACGGACGTGTCGACGGTTTTACTATCCGCCAGCTTGACGTTAAAGCCGTTAAAAGTGACATAGTCGCCCAGGTCTGCCCCGACGACCTTCAAGCAGTACTGCACCAGGTCGGAAACGCCGACATCCAGATGGTGCTGCATGATTTGACGCAGCCGTTTAACTTCCGCCTGGACCTTAACATTTCTTAACAATCTTGAACCGCTCGCCATAGCCGTCTCTTTATCACATTTATACGCTTTCAGGTACGACTGGAGTGCATTGTATGAAGTGGCGTAATACAAGCAAAAAAGCCGCCTCTTCTCAGTCAGTTCTTCATTGCCATTGACCGATTCCAGCAGCTTGTCTTTTAACTTTTTCTTGGGTTGCAAGGTTGCAACTTTTTCCGGTTGCGGTTGCAACTTTTTATCCTTGGTTGCAACCTTCCAGTGGCGTGTTGCCCAGCTTTTAACCGTAGATAAAGATACGCCGTATTTTACCGCAATGTCTCTGTATTTCATGCCATTGCAGTAATCCTTGTACGCTTTATCCCGTTTTTTATCGCTCACATAATCACCACCAGCCTTATTTTTATTCAGTAAACATGTATAAACAATGGTTTGTCTGTTTATTAATGTTTATTATCGTTTTATTTAGCTCAATCATTGAAATATTTATTCATTTTTATTATTTGACTAACTGCTCGATTTGATGTATATTATAGTTGACTTATGTTTGGTTCACAGAACATGCCTAAATGACGTCGCGAATCATTTAGCTAAGGACAATTATTAATTCTATCGTCCGCCTGTCCCACGGAAAAGGCCCTAGATATATCTAGGGCCTTTTTTCGTAGCTATAACATATGGTATAATATATTCGTGCGGGGCGCCCCGCCTCAATTCTTTACGAAAAGAGGTGGCAGCTGTGGACAAAAAACATAAGTCAAATGTTATCTTCCGCTCCTGGCGCAAGGATCCACGTACCGGGAAAATCTTGTACGCTCGTAACTACGGGTTGAAAGCATGGGCTATCCCCATTAAAGATTTAGAAGATACTGAAATTTCACAGTCTCGTACTAACAAGCCTGAATAGGGTCGCAACCTGTTCAGCAAACTCTCCTTACTAACGTAAGGAGAGTTTTTTTTATTTTGGCGGAAATGGATGGATTCGAACCATCGGGACGAGACCACCTCGTCCGGCTCCTTAGCGGAGAGCTGCCTTTAGCCAACTCGGCCACATTTCCATGGCTGACAGGAACGGAAGGACTCGAACCTTCAACAAATGGTTTTGGAGACCACTACTCTGCCCATTGAGCTACGTCCCTATGATATGCCCCAAAAGGAGAGGGCGGAGGCTGGACTCGAACCAGCGACAATGGGGCTTGCAAACCCTTGGCTCTACCAACTGAGCTACTCCGCCGTATAGCAGTACATGGGTAGTGACGCGATGACTATCCATGTACTGCAACCTAAAAAAAGGAGGCGCGTATCTGGTGACAGTGTGTGGGATGCGCAAGGGCAGCTAATGGACTGGTGCGTGACACGAGCCCCTCGCGTCATCCCCAACTCTCACGCTATTATCGTACCACGTCCGACCAACTTTTTCCGTATTCAAATATATTTTTTTCTGCGCGATTCTGTCAAAAAACGACACGGAAAAAAAGTTATCCACAATTCCCCTCATGGTCGTCTCCCTTAGCTTCGCTGCCGTCAATAAATACTAGGCTCATCTGCATCGGGATGGATTCTTCGCCAAACATGGCTCCAGTCAGCCGCCGCAGTGCCTTCTTGGCTTCCGTCCGGCAGTAGGTCACGCTGGCACCGGCATAACGGGCCGTGCTTTCCCAGGACGAGCCGTCGATATACCTGGCTCGGATGATCCGATAGTCCACGGGATTCGTCGCTTTCAGCGCATCCAAGGACCGGTCCAGCTTGCGAACCTTCGGCAGCACTTCCAAGAGGGCCTGATAGCTGTCTTCGAGACGCTTTTCCAAGTCTTCCTGTTTAAAATACGCCCGCTCCTGCGGGCTGGCCCCATCTCCGCCGCCACAACCGCCAGCAGGAGACAGGCTGGGAACCTTAGGGACGGCCGAGAGCTTCAGCATCTCTTTATAGTCCTCGATTTCCGCCTCAACGTTCGCCACATACTGCTTGAATTCATTATAGCGGTTCAGATATTCCTTAACTAATACGGTGTAGTCGTTGTGATACATGATAACCTCCTTCGTAAACGTGAACAGCAGACAGGCTTTATTAGCCTGTCCGCTATGAATCAGCTATTCAGTTTGATGCTGCCTGCCATGCTACTTCCTCCGTGCGTGTTCTAGCCGCCGCCTTATTTTCTCGATGTTCCGTGCTTGATAATCCATTACGTCGTTGTATTCCTGCCAGACAGGCTTGGGCTTCTTTGGCCGCGGGTCCGGCTCCACATATGTCACCTTGACCGGGCCTGGTTTGTACCAGTTTTTCATCGCCTCACCGTCCTATTTAAAGATCATGACGAGCATCGTCACAAAGGCCGCCATGCATACGACGGCGTAAATGATGAGGCCCAGCCATACTGTTCGTTTTGTCATCCTATCACGCTCCTATTTTCCAGCCGTGGCTTTTTGAGCCATGCGAGCGCTTTCTGTAATTGGCACGGATGCTTCTGTCGGCAGATAGATGACCTGGTTCGACGTTTTTTCAATGGCCTCAACCCATTTCTGTTCCATCGATTCCGGATACTGCCGAATACTTTCACCTAAAATACGGTTTGCTTCGGCTTGCTTGCTGGCCGCTTCCTGTTCTGCTTCGGCTTCCTGTACCTTTATCTGTCGGTCCTGGGTCGCTTTTGCAAGAGCTGCTTCGCCAGCTTTGCTCTGCTCCCACACTTTGTATTGAGGATACCCGAAGGCAACCGCTGCGGAAATACCCAGTAATATCACCAAAGAGCTCACGGAAAGCATAGCGCGTAATTTAATAGGAACAGTCGCATCGTCGACTATAAAATAAATTGCCAACGCAATCCCAGCCAGTGCAAAGCTTCCCGCAATGATAATCGTCATGTTAGTTCCTCCTTATCGCTTCGGCGTCGAGGCTATCGGCGCCCAATAATCTACTTCACTCATCGGGATGAGACGGGTTTCCCCGTCTACGATCCAATGGTCCCAGCAAAACACCCCGACGGCTTTAAATTCCCGCTCCGTGCCGGCATGCATCGCTACCAATACACGCCGGGACGGAAAGGGCAGTTGCTCATTCACATCTAACCATCGCATTTACATCATCCTCCCTGTATTCGTCTTCAATGCATCTTCTAATGACATCTTCTGCGTGTCTCTTCCACCACTTATATGCTCCGATGCGCATGTACTTCATCTGCCGTTCCGGTGTCAATCTACCGACACCGTTTCTCGGCCTGGCACGCCTGATAATGAGGTTCGGAAACGCTGGCGTGGGAATCGTCATGATGCCGGCATCTGGATTCTTGCCAGCCAGCACATTCAAAATATCGTCCTTCCGGCTATCCCACAACTCATGGCTGAACGCATAGTAGAAATACTTGACATCCCGGTCATCATGATAGTGTTTTTTCTCAAAATCATGAACAAAATCTTGATAGTCAAGCTTTATTTCCACTTCGGTCAAATAGCCGCTTTTCGGCCGGAAATAAACCAGATCGGCTTCATACCAGTTCCAGCCACCAATGGGCACGCTGACATTGGGGATAGAGACTACACTAAGGCCAAGCTGGTCTGCAATCAGAACTTGCGCTTCTCGTTCGGTCATTGCTCTGCATCGCTCACTTTCCAGAACCGCCATTTGTTGGGTACGTCCGGGTATTTATCGTGGTCAACTTCGCTCATAAACATACCCAGCGGGCGCACCCAGTAGGCGCAATCCTCGACTCCTTGATATACGACAACCGGGTTTATGCGCTCTGTATCTTCTGCGATGCAGATGATTTTATATACATGACCCTTGAAGTGCTTCCACTTTTCTCCTGGCTCTGGCAGTGGCCGTTTATAAAAATGTTCCATGTTATTTTTCTCCTTCATCCCTTAATTTTTCCAGCAGCTCCGCAGCTCTTTCAATGTGTTTCGTGATGGCGTCTTTATTACTAAGCGCCCTTTCGTAATTATTGAAGCAATTCCCGACTGCGATATTCAGAATATCTCTGTTTGTATTGTGGTTGATGGTGCTATAGATGGTATCTTCATCGTCAACGTAATAATAAGCTTCGCCGTCTTCTGGAACGAACGGTGCATGCATCGCCTGGGCCGCTCTTTCGATAGCCAGTTTAATGCCGATTTCCGGATTAAAAGCGTCGTTCGGGTGACATTTCGCGACGCCAACATATGTCGTGTCATTGTCTACGAATGTGACCTTGATTTTCCCGTTTGTGGACCATTTTATCGAGTTGGCCGTGTTCATCGGGAGGCCGGCTTTTTCAGCTTCACGCATAAAGATTTCGTTGATGTATTCCCGAAAATCCGTGCTGTCTTTCAATGTAATGTCAAACTTCGGTGGCTTTTCAGCTTTCTTCTGACATGTTTTTTCAAATATATTTATGTCTGAGTATGAACGCAGGCCGCTAAATGGCTCTGCTACGCCTTCAACTCCTAGACAATTATTCCTGATTTTGCAGTTATTACAGTTTCTATGTAGTACGCAATACGCTGCGATTGTATTTACGGGCATCTTGGCCGTTTCATCACTAATCATGTTATCCTCCTTGATTTCGCTTCAAAACCCGCGTCCGTGGCGAGCGTCGAAGCCTGGGCTTATGTCCATAGCATGGGATGCCTTTCGGTTTACATTCCCGGTCATCGGCACAGACCGGGGCCAGGTTCCGATGGCAGTAGTAGCATCTGCCCATGGCGGCCTCTTATTTCCCGTTGACTAAATCTTTGAGCTGTTTGCCAGCTTTGAAAGCCGGGGTCTTGGATGCTTCGATCTGAATTGGTTCGTTGTTGCGCGGGTTGCGGCCTTCACGAGCTTTGCGCTGACGGACTTCAAAAGTGCCAAAGCCGATGAGCTTGATTTTATTGCCCTGGACAAGTTGTTCAGTCACCGTATCGATGAAGGCATTAAGCATATTTCTAGCATCTAATTTCGTGCAGCATGCCTTTTCTGCGATTTCATCGATGAGTTCGTACTTGGTCATTTCTTTTGCCATTGTCTTTTCTCCTTCCAAAAAATGAAAACGTTTATTGCCTAGAACGGGATAGGTTCAGTTGTTTCCTGTCCCATGTCCTCTTTCTAAGTTTAGGGTGCAGCTCATTGAGTTTGTCGTCCGGCATGGGGATGACTTTGATTTCGGCGCGCGGCCATACCGGGTCGACGCCTGCGATGCAGCTGTAGGCCACATCGGCAATGTACCCATCATCTTCGATGATGCCTGCTTTCTCTAAAATGTCGGCCGTTGCTTGGACCAGCCCGAAAAGATCGGGCCAGCCCTTTCGGTTCGGCATGTAATATTCGACGTTCATCCGGGCCGCGCAAGCAATCGTGCGGAAACTTCTCGGCTTCTGGGTCATCAGTTGGCACAGGGCCATTTTTTCATAATCACGGTACTGCTTGGACTGGATAAGTCCATAACGGGTCTTGGTCATACTGTTTTTCTTGGTCATCGGGCGGCCGTCGATCGTAAATTTATAAACCATTGTCGCCTCCTAGAACGGGATTTCTTCATCTTCCGCGGCGTTCCCCATGTCATCAAAGGACTGGCCGGGCGCGGCCGCTTTCGCGGCTTTCGGCACGGTCCCGACGTAGCTGGCCGTGACTTCACTGTAATAGTGCTTAGTGCCGTCCTTTTCGTAAGAATTCGTCGTGAAGCGTCCCATCACTACTACCCGGTCGCCTTTTAAGAGACTCTGCGCCAGATCCGACGACGGCGGCCAGCATGTAACAGGTACGAAAGACGTCATTTCTTTCGCCTGCCCATCCTTTCCCTTGTAAGTTTCAGAGCAGGCCACCGTCATCCGAACGAGGGTCTTCCCCGTCCGGGTCACGCTGACTTTCGGGTCACGGGCCAGATTGCCCATAAGCTGTACGTTGTTCAATTTACATCCCTCCTAAAATCTAAGACCAGCTGATAAGGATTTCTTGCGGATTGATGGCTACTTTATAGCCCATGCCGTCGATGGTCTGGGCGACGGCAGCATCTACGGCAGCATCCCCGCTTTTTTCAATCGTTGCGTAACATTTGCCATCTTGGCAGGCTCTATCAATCACGGCCCGTATGCGTTCCATACTCATGTCAATCAATCGGATCACCTCCTTTATTGAATGTTTCCGTATCCGTAAGCGTGTAAAAGTTCGGCTTGTATTCAGGATGCCGGTCGAGCCAGTGCGTAAAGGCTGCGTCTAAAATGTCCTCCAGGTCTTTCAAATCGCCGTCGGTAACGTCGGCCAGCCAGGTTTCTGCATATTCCCCGCCGTCGTCATAGGCCTGGTCCTGCAAATTGTCGATAAGAAAACTTGCAAATACACGGACATCCGGGACGAATTCTTTTACCCTGCCGACGGTAATGGTTTCGGCCCAGCCGCTTTGCGCTTCTTCCATACCGGCTTTGAGTGCGGCTTCCTTGGAATCAAATAAGTCCATGCAGGTGCAATCATCATCGTCTAGATAGTAGTTCCATTTATCAGTAGTCTGCATATGGCTTTCCCTCCTTATTTCAGTCCGTTTTGATTTTCTTTTAGCTCGGCATGCGTAATACGAGCATCGAGAACCTGGATATATTTGCTCATTACACTTGACTGCGAACTCATCAAATACCATTCCGTTTTGTCAAGCTGTCCGAAATGGGTGCGCAAGAAAATCATCAATTTTTCTTGCTTATCTGCGAGTTCCTGACGTTCTTTTTTCATTCGTTCGATATAAGCTTTCATCGCTTTTCCTCCTTAATCTACAAACACAACGTTTCCGTCATGATCCACAAAACTTTGATGCCGTAATTCGTAGAAATCGGCCAAACGGCTGATGTCTTCCAGCACCTTCACGACGTCGTCATGTTTCAGGTTTCCCAGGACGTCGCTTGCAATGGGCGTGTCATACGTGATTTCCCAGTATTTCCGGCGCTTTCGGAGTACGGCCAGCTCATACAGGCCTTGCGGTCCGCCGTAGCTGTAAGGTCCGCAGATGACGCTGGCCCCATATCCGTTTTCAAAGTGGAACTGGTAATGTTCCGTCCCGTCTATCTGGTCTTTCCATTCGTTCCACGGCTTGAATTTTCCGAATTTCATGCTATCGCCTCATTTTTCTTTCTTGGTTTCCCGGTTATCTCGTTGAGGCCCCACTTAGGCCCCAGGTCAACCCGGCCATATTTCTTTTCATATTCTTTCAGCATGTCACAGCGCACGTTGAGCTCGTAGCGGATAGATGCCATGAACTGCCAGATAGTCACGCCATATGTCTTTGTGTCTAGCATGATTTCTGCGTAGTCATAGAGGCGCTTTTCCAGCCGATGCACCTCCGCCGCTTTGAATCCATAGTTGTTGCACAGGACATACAACATATTAATCACCGTGTCTGTCAGTACCTGATAGAGGGCATTGCGCAGCCGCTTGTTGTCAATCTTATCTGCGCCTATGACGGCCATTACTTTCTTTACGAAATTACGGTCCATACGGCCCCGGTTATACCCGTTGCGGGATACCTGCGATTCATATGACGCGCTATAGGGTAAATCGTTCCACAGATGGAAGATTTGCTCCACACGGACTTTTCCGAACTGGAATTCGTCGTGCAGGGCCATGAAGAGCAGTGCTGCTACCGCTTCCGCCGAGGCATCCCCGGCAATCAGTGCGCGTTCTTTTTCCTTGCGTTTCTGTGTGAACATCCTAATCACCGTCCTCGAAAATGTAGTCTCTGATGTCGGCCATTTCCGGATCATCCAGGGTGTCGTCCGTCGGGGCCGGTTCCGGGGCTGTCTTCTGGACTTTCTTGGGACGTCCTTTTTTCTTCGTATTTGCCGTTTTAACGGCCGTTTTTTCTTTCTGGCTATGATTTATCGTAAGGCTATGTAAAAACGCCTCCAGCTCGACGTCACTGCCTTTTATGTCGATTTTGATTTCCATCTTTCTCTCTCCTTTCTGGTTCTCCTACGCCAGTAGCCAATGCAGGCAGTCATGCAAGGTTTCCTTGGTTTCTTTTTCAAACTGCCCCTGCCGGTTGTCGACGACAATGTATTTCGTCCCATCGAATGCCATGAACTGTGCCCTGGGGATGTATTCCCCATTGGCCCGGCGATATTCCAGCGCCGGGATTTCCGCAGCCGTCACGCAGAGGACGTTGTTCAAGCGGTCCTGGTAGGCCGCCAGAGCCTGCCGCAGCCAAATCACGTTACAAGTCATGGGCCATTCCTCCTTTCAGGGCCATGTACAGGCCGTAGGTGATGCCATGTTCCCGGGCTTCTTGTTCGGCCCGGCCAAGCGGGCTAAGTACCCGCTTTGGCGGAAGGTATGCTTCTGGATGGTCCTGTTTATCCTGCCGGAGCTGGTTCACTGCCCTGTCTTTCCGGTAATTGGCTGTGACCGAGTTCAGCAGTGTCCTACACGCCCGGGAGCAGGTCGTATAGCCGTTGTATCCTTTCGGGATAGGCTTTCCGCACACCAGGCAGCAGGTTTCCTTGCCCGTGATGTGGTGTTCGATCCGATATGTATATCGGGACAGGATCCGTGCCCGGCAATCATCACAGAGTGTCAGCCTGGCTGTCCTGGATCCATGGAGTTCGAGCGGATGGCCGCAAATGCGGCATAATCTTGTCTTTGTCATCTTTCTCCCCCTTCCTAATGGCTTTCCGGCATCTTCAGCCGGGCGGCTACTTCGCTGGTCAATTCTTTCACGCCGGCCAGGCCGGCATCGGCCAGGTACTTCTGATGGACTGGGACGCCGGAAGCGGCAAATTCTTTCACTTCTTCGACGTGGGCCGCTTCCGATTCATACGCTTTGCGGAACTGGGCCCGCAGAATCGCAGTGTCATCCGTCGGCGTCTGGCAGATTTCTTTCCAGCCGAACCGGTCGACGACGCGCTGCGTCACCGGGTCGTCGAAGGCCGGCACGCCGGTATAGCCGACAGCGGCAATGGCCTTTTGGACCTTTCCCCAGGCTGTGGCGCTGTCGATGGGCTTGGTTCCCATAGCCAGCGTAGCCACTTTTTCCGATGCTTCCCGGATTTCGGCGATGGTGGGCAAAAACGTACAGTGGTTGATGCAGTACTTGACCCCGGCCGACAAGGCCGCCGGCGGGATGTCTTTGAGCATCTCCACGTAGAAACGCAGCCGTTCCTCCGGGAGATCATTTTTGTACGCCAGTTGCAAAAGACCAATCTGTCGCAGGGTCGATTCCTTCGTTGTCATTGTCATCTTTCTCCTCTCCTTCTTGGGCTTGGTATTCCGCCATCAGGCGGTTCACGACGTCAATCGCTTCCTTCTTGCTGTTGCGGGGCGTCGGCTGTGGCCGGGCTGCGTTTTCATCGTCATAGCCTCCAGCCTGCCAGCTTTTCAGGATGCCGTGGATGTATGCCAGACTTCTTTTATTACGGGTAACGGCTCTGTCAATGGCCTTTATGACGGTGTCACTGCCAAAGTCATCAGCCAGTGCTTTGAGCTTTTCCAGATCCATCTCCCCGGGCATGGGGTAAATGTTTTTTCTGTAAGCAGTAATGACGTCTTTCAAGCCGTCGTCGGATGCTCCAGTTTCTTTCTTTTTACTTTCTACGTCTACACTCTCCTCTCTATTCTCTTTATCTCTATACTCTATTCTCTTATCTCTAATCTCTACGTTACTTTGTAACGCCTTTTTTGTTACATCCACGTTACTTTGTAACGCCTTTTTCTTCTTGCGATACTTGCGAACGCGGGCAGCTGATTCTGATTCGCTGCCAACCATATTCTTGACTTCTGGCATGACGGGTATCCCGCCCTGTGTTTCTTCGATAAGTCCTAAATGCTTAAAAAGGGATAATGCGACATTGACAGTATCAATGTCAAAGCCTGTCTTCTGGGAAATTTTTTTCGGCTCGTAAGGGATCGTCATATCTCCAATGGTTCTGATGAGCTCTCCCGATGTATTCGCCGTCAACAAGCACATTTTTAGATACAGGACAATATAAGCGCTCCCGTTTTCCTGTTCCATTAGCCAGTCTATGGTTTCCTGCTGGAAGAAATTTTCTCGTAGCTTAATCCAATAGAAACGTTTATTTTCTGTGCTCATAGTTACCTCATATGCGGGACAGTGGCTTCACCACTGCCCCATCATTCCTTCTACATATCAAGTGACGCATCCAATACAGCATCGTCTGCCTTTTCCTGATCAGAACGGTGATCAGAACGGTCACGTACTTCTCCCGTGGCCGGGTCGACGTTGTCGGGTACTGGTTCGGCCTGAATGTCCGTGTAGTTTGTTTCGTCTCGGACATCGACCATATCTTTGCTGATTTCGGTCTTGATAGTTCCGTCGGCTGTGATACCACGGATGAACTCCGTCGTCAGCGGCGCGTATTTCAGCGCCTTCTTGATGACGGTCTTCTTGGCCATTTCGTCAAAATTTGACTTCCATGGCGAGAAGCCTTTCCCGTAGCTTTGGCTGTATTTCCGGGCATGGGCTTCGACATCTTCCTTGCTCATGATTTCAAAGCCGGAAATGCCGTCTTTATCCTTCCATACTCCATAGTATGCGATGACCGGGCCGCGGTCCTTGAATACCGGTTTATGGACCAGCTTCGGCTCTAAGCCGTATTCGACATCAAATTCGTCGTTTTCATGGACTTCATGAGCTTGGACATACAGCCCACTTCGATGGGCCAGGGAGATCATGCCCTTGTACCCTACCTGGAACTGGCATTCCAGGGTACCGTGGTTCATGAAGGGGATGAGATAGGCTTCCCCTAATGGCGTATTCGGTTCCAAGCCGAGTTGTGCGGCCTGCATCATAGCGCCCAGGAAAGACTTGGGCGTACAGGATGCCAGTTTCGGCGTGTTACTCATGGCTGTAAGGACCATACGTGCGAATCGTTCGCCCGTGATGACGGATGGGAGGGCCGCTTCAATCTGCCCTTTCATCGAAATAATAAGATCCTGCATGTTCTTCATCGGCGATGCTGCCGCCGGGGCCGCTTTTTTGGCAGCGGCCAGGCCTCCTTTTGTAGTTGCCATTACAATATCTCCTTTCAATTCATACCAGTTATACCAGGAACCGCCGCGTCGGCTTGCCCTGCTTCATGCAAGCTTCGTAGACGTCCGGGAATTCCTTCTTTAACTTCTTCGTGTCGACGGTGATGCGCCCTTTTTGGTTCTTCCAGGTGACTTTGCGGTCGCCGATGGTGGCAACCTCATTGTCCCCCATGAAGCATTTGATAATGTTCTCCTGGGTCGTGATGATGTCGTCGAGGCGTTTCCGTTCGGCCTTGGCATTGTCGATAAGGGCCAGGGCGTCGGCCGCTTCCTGGGGAAGCTCTACCAGCTCTGTCTGGCCGCCGGGATATTGGCTTTGAATGGCCTCTGTCGTCGAGCGGCTCCCGTCAATAGGCGGCGGAGTCATCGTTTGAACCATATTCCAGAATTCTTCTTCTTTTTGAGCTAGGTAATCAATGTCGTCGTCATTACGGGGGATGCACTTATAATCGTAATGTTGCCCCCCGATGAGCACGGCAATGTACCATGTTGGCAGGCCGGTGACCATCATGTAGTGCTGGCACTGCCAATAGTATGCGTTCGGAAGCCCGTCATCTTCCCAAGCCTTGACATTAAAGGCATTGGTCGTCTTGCATTCCAATCCCGCTTTTTCGCCGATGACCAGGCGGTCGACGTTGGCCAGCATCCACGGTACATTGGTACTCTGCATTGTGCCGCAGCGGCGGACCCGTCTGCCCGTCCGCTTTGTGAATTCCCTGGCGACGATGTCTTCCAGAATCGTGCCCCAGTAGACCGGGTCTGTACCGCTGATGTCTTCCGGAACCAGCTGGCCTGTCTTTTCAAGCCATAAAGCATACGGGCTTTTCCAGGGATTGTCGCCGACGATCGTGCCGGCGTCGCTGCCCCCGATGCCCATAGTGCGGAGTTTCAGCCAGGCGTCGCGGTTCGTGCCGTCCTGGACGGTCATGATTAATTTAGCATCCATGAATGTCACCTCCCATCAAAAGGGCGATGAGCAATTCTTCACGGCTGCACCCGGTATCGATGGCGATTTTTTCTAAGAGCGATGCCATCATGTTAATCAAATCGATGGCATTTCCGTTAAGCAGAACGGTAGCCTTGTGGCTATCATCATGAGCCGTCATGATAATGAGTTTGCAGCCAGTTCCTTCCGTCACCTTCTTCAGCTCTTCTAATTTCTGTTCAATCATGTCTTCTTTTTTCATGTTCATCCTCCTGGTTCTGTGATATAATATAGATGTCATCTTTTTTCAAACCTTCCTGGGTTTGGGGCCTCGCGGTTTTGCCGTGGGGCTCTTTTTTGTCTTAAAAGCGAATGACCAGTCGCTGACCAGGCTTTAATGTCGGGTTCGGCCCCAAGTCGTTGTTGACTTGGAGCTGGTAGATGACCTCCCTGATATCCTGGCCGGTCTTGTCAGCGATAGGGCCTGCGATTTCCCACAGCGTTTCATCTTTGTCGACGACGTGGACGATGGCTGTATCGTCCGCAATCGTTTCGGCCTGTGACCAAGGAGTCGTGCTACCAAGGTACAGCCCGACCCCGAATGCGGCCATGATGGCCAGCCCCGCTCGGATCATCCGGAAGCGCGGTTTACGCTTTGGCCTGGTCAACCCATGTTCGTAAATCTTCATTGTCTTCATGTGAATCCCTCCTTTCTTCGTATTCAAACTGGCTCATATCAGCCGACAATCGGCTAATGAAGGTCCGGCACCGCTCCAGTTCCTGCTGGGTCCGTGCCAGTTCATCTTTGAGTCGTCTCCATTCAAATGGGCTGTGTGTCCAGTCCTTCGAATCGATTCCTTCCAGTTCTAATACGGCTTTCATACTGTACCTGACCCCTGGGAGCTTGAGCCGCTTCAGCAGGCCGTCCTGCTCCATCTTGGTGATAGCGGTCCGACTCAAGTCCCAGCGCTCCATAAGCTCGTTCATCGATATAACCGGTTTCATATGATTTCCTCCTTTCGCCTTATCCCACGGTCATGCTATGATGAGTACGGGAGGAGGTGAATATCATGAATGATTTAAAATTAGATTCGTTATCGCAATGTGTGCTTTATCTTTTCAAAGAAAGACGCTGTCTATCTCTACAACAGATTGCGTTCCTAGCAAACACTCCAATGGAGGTATTCCCTCAAGCTATATTAGAACTATGGCATGGTGGATATATCCATTCTGATGATGACGCAAATATGGATACGATAAAAACAGACCAGGTTTTTACCATCACGCCAAAAGGCTATCTTTTTTTCGAGGAAAAAGAAAAGCAACAACGAGAACTACATGAAACTAGAATATGGAAACTAATCCCAGTCGTTATTTCATCCGTTTCTTTACTGATTGCATTTGCCTCTTTGTATATCAGCTATTTAACATATATAGCGAGACACTAAGTGCTCCGCAGGCGACTAATAGCGCTGCGATTGAAATAGCCAATACAATCAAATCAACCTTTTGCTTTTTATCCATGTCATCACTAAGCTCCTTAAATGTCTTTGAAGAAGTTCCTGAAGTATTCCTTTGCTCTATTACTGGAATTCTTCAGGAATTTTTTATACGGGAATCCACCCACTTCCAGGTATCCGTATACTGCCGGACCTAAATCTACGCCCGTGAAATCCATAAGCAGTTTCCTGATTCGTTTATCGTTTGTCGGTTTTGCGTCATCGTTAAAGCAGTTATACTTGCAGAACCGGCATCCCGCGAACGGGGTATCCGTAAACAGATACGACTGCAACATTCTGGCGATGCAGTGGGCATCCATTTCATCTAATTCAAGTTTCTTCTGTTCCTTCATATTTAGTCCCTCCTTTATTTCTTTCCCCCTCCGTTGAACCATGCTATGATGAGTACGAAAGGAGGTGATTACGATGACCGAGGAAGAATTAAAGAAAATTTTTGTTGAAGCACAAGCAGAGATTATGGCTTCGTATGATGAATCAAAAGTTAAAACGATATTATTGAATGCATCCGGGAAAACTTCGCTTGAATCCGCTATCCTTGGAACATTTCAATTAAGTACTAAGCTAAATCAAGAATTGCTCTTCAAGGTGCTCTCTAAGGCTTTATGCAAATGATTAGCTAATTGTTCAATGGATTCGCAAGAAAGGTCATCAAGTGCCAGCTTGGTGGCCTTTTCTTCGACATCATCCTGCCAAGTTCCCGGAATAACACGAGATAACGGCAACTTGATAACACGAATAGTTGCGATTTCTTTTGTTTTTTCTTCGACAAGATGTTCAATAGGGCCAGCATACGATTCCGCTATACTTTCATAAAGAAACAGCATGCTATCAGAGATACTACGTGATAAGCTCCCTTCCAGGTCCATTACGTAGTATTTTTGTTTGTTTAAATCAATACTTAATACGCAAACCGTCCCGGTTTCCTTATCCAGGTATCCGCGGACGTTGTTGATATTCAAAACTTCGTTCATATTTAGTACCCCCTTTGTTCTTTTCTCCATCCGTTAAACCATGCTATGATGAGTACGGAAGGAGGTGTTGTTTATGTGGACCTATATCGTAAATGCTGCGGCCAGCATCCAAGCTTTTTTGCTTTCCAATTCCGGCTTGACGCTGAACAGCGTCGTGACGTTCCTGCTGGCCTGTCTGTCTATCTTCTATTACCGGCGTTTCCTGCCGGATGTAGAATTGGTTCATTTCCGGTACGTCTGGCTGGATCACCGCTATCTGGACGTCCGGGTAACCATTGTCAATGATTCCCAGAGCGCCGATAAAGTGAAAACTGTATACCTGGGCCTGCCGGATAATACGCGGCTGATGCCGCTGCCCGAAGCCGTCCTTAGGGAAATCAAGGTTTCTGAAACATCCTGGGACCTGAACCTCGACGAATTCATTGCTCTCCATCAGGATAAAGAATCCTTCCCTTTGGTAGCCCGTTCGGGGGAACTGCTGGAGCTTCCGGCCTTTCTGAAGCCCTACGAAACAGTCAAGGCCCGTTTCATATTCGACGGGAAATTCCTCGCAAACGAGGACCTGGGGCAGGTGAAATTCGTCGTCAAGCTTCCCTATCGGAAGAAGTCCGTTCTGCTCTTCAAAGCGTCTGGCTCATGACCAGGATCAGGCAATAAATCTTGAGCAGGATACCCGCCCCGAAGACCACCGCTCCGAAGAAGAGACCGTGGTGGATGGACGCTTTCAGGAAAATCAGTAATCCCACCAGCGAAAGCAGCTCTGACAATAGGTATCCGTCTTCTGGAATCATACGCATCACTCCTTTTTCTTTTCGCATCTCCCAGCATGCTATAATGGCCATGAAGGGAGATGATTAATTTGAAAGATAATTCTATTGATTCTAACCTTATGTCAATTTTTAATTCTATAGCTCAAAATTTTTACCAAGATTTAATACATCCTCCAGCTGAACAGCTGGGTATCGCACTAGGACAAAGGAACATTTGCAGTTAGAACATGGAAAAATAACAGTAAAAGAAGGTTCATTCACGCCCACTATTTTTGGCCATAAATTTCTTTCCACTTGCTTATAGCTTGTTCCATCAGTTTCTTTTGTTCCTGTTTGTTGGAATTTGCTAATTGATCTATGGCGTCATAAGTAGTTATCTCCTTCTGTTGAAGCATGGCTATTATGGCAATTTGATAAGCTATGACCTGAACCATTATGTCTTCTAGTGCTTTTACTTGATTCGTCAGTTCTTCCTGAGCCGTGCCCCCGCATGGCTCTTTTCTTTTTGTGTCCATGCTCGTGCCTCCTTAGTGTCCCGCTTCCTGGTCATCCCGTTCAATCATGGGCAGAACCCCATATTTCTTGAGGAGCTGATACAGGAATAGGCGTCCTTTCTGGGTCCATTCGGTCTGCATCTTACAGTCCGGGCGGCCGTCGCTGTGCTTGAAGTCGAAGGTCTTGCTATGGGTATAGCCTTTAGCCTGGTACTTGGCGTACAGGAACCATTGCGACCCCATCCGGTAGATGACCCGGAGTTCATGGAGTTTCTGGTTCAGTGCCTTCGCGCTCATGCCATAGTCCTTGGCGATTGCTGTCGTCGGCACCGTTCCTTTACTGGAAAGGATGCGGTCAGTATAATCGGCTTTCGGCTTCAGCTCGCCGATTACTTGTTTTGCACTGGCGGCTTCCAGTTCTGCATGTTTTCTTGCTTCTCGTTCGGCTTTCAGTTCCGTAGCCAGTTTGATAAGCGTGTCTGGATTCAGCAGGGCTTCTTCTATCTTTTCCGGCGTCATGTATGCACCGTGTTTACGGATTGCCGGGAGAACCACATCAGCCAGAACCGCTTGGAACTTCTGAGCAACTTCGTTGCTGGCCTTGAATCCCAGCCGGTACACCATGTTTTCCGGAAGAAAATCATCTTCGCCCACATTTGGGCGAAAGCCGAAAGAGCTGAGATATTCATTCACTCTTGCCCATCTAACGGATTCGTATTTGACTCCGTTTTTTGTTTCAGTTTTCGTAAACCCAAATCCTCGCGCTACATCTCCGGCATTCAGATAGGCCGTCCCGGTTTCCTTGTCCAGGTATCCGCGGACGTTGTTGATATTCAAAACTTCGTTCATGGTTATCTCCTTTCTGGTATAATCTCCTTATGAGGTTGTATAACAACCGTTTTCTTTTTATTTAACTACATTAGGTTGTTTAAATTTGTCAAAAAAAATATCTTCCATCTTAATACCAGAATCTCTTTCAATTCTAAGCATGATTGACGGAGATGGGACCGCAGTTCCGTTTTCATATTTGCTCCACGCTTGTTGAGAAACGCCATACATTTTTGCCATTTCTTCTTGCGAGCGTTTCCCACGATATTTAATAAGTTTATCTCTCACGTTATCACCACCCTTCTCGCTTGTTTTTAACTACCTTACGATGTAAGTATACACAACTTTTGGTTGTGTGTCAAGAGAAGAAATACAACTATTTTTCTTTTGTGAATCACTACTAATGGTAGTAAAATATAATCATAAAATCAAACGAGAAAGGGGTCTTGAAATATGTTCTCTACACAGCTAAAGAAATACCGCAAAAACAATGGATACACGCAAAAACAACTGGCAGAAGCAGTTGGAGTAACACAACAGGCTGTTGCTAAGTGGGAAACGGACAAGGCCTCGCCAGATCCGGAAATGTTACAAAAAATAAGTTCAATATTGAATGTTACGGTTGACAGCTTACTGGATGGGGCAACATCCAAAGATAAAAGCAAAATGCCGAAAGATTTGAACAAATTCTTACAGCAGTCTGAAATCATTTTCGATGGCGATACCTACAATCTAACAGATGAAGAACGGGAATTGGTTATAAAGTCCCTTGAGGTTGCCTTTTCAGCGGCAAAACGAGCGAACAAACGCAAAAAAGGCGACACTCCTACTAAATAGAGGTGTCGCCTTATGGTCAGAAAAAATATAAAACTACGCGTCAAGAACCTGGTACGGAAAATGGGGACAGCCAGCCCCTTACAAATAGCCGATATGATGAGGATACCCATTGTATACGCCGAACTGCCTAAAGGTATCCGCGGGTATCTTACAAGGCCGTTGCGCCGGAAGGTAATCGTGCTCAACGACAAACTGGACGAACGGGAAATCCCGATTGTTGTTGCTCATGAGTTAGGCCACGCACTGATGCACGGAGCGGCCGGGACATTCCACGCCGATACCGTGAACTATTGCAACGCACGGAGTGAGTACGAGGCTAATATGTTTGCGCTGTATCTTCTATCCTACTGCTACGGCATAGACGAACGGCTGTTACAAGCTGCCCCTAGGAATCGGGACGTAATGACATACAAAGAAGCGCATTCATTATTGTGCAGATGTATTGAAGGGTAAAGGAGCGATAAAATCAATATATTGAACGCAGACCTGTGTTAAATATATTGATTTCAACGCAGACCTGTGTTAGCGCCGGCATCACTCTTATCGGACATAACGCGGCTATTTATACGCCGCAATTCTACTCAAACAAGGAAATACAGAATCTACCTGTCCAGATTATCGGCAAAGTGGTGGATATGCGGCGGAAGTTTTAGAAAGGAGTAAATCTGCCCTGTTATGGAAAACAATGATAAAAATAGAAAGAAGCTTGACTTAAAAGATATACGAAACAAATCCGCCCTCTCTAAAAGCATAACTAAGTTATCATATAATCAAAATCAGTACCTAACAGATGAGATGGAATGTGACTATCATCGAGCAGCAGTACTATATTACGGGCTATTTGGGCAATTAGAAAAGCTAAAAAATGAAAAAATATTTCACCAAAATAATAAGAAACATTTCATTTCGCTGAAAAGAGGTTCTATTATAAAAATCGATTTTGGCTTACCATTGGGATCTGAATTTGGTGGTCTCCATTATGCAATAGTGCTTCATGATTCCAATGCAGCTAATCCTCTCGTATCTGTATTACCTATAAAAAGTTATAAGGGTAATAACATCTATAAAACAGACATCCTATTTGATGAGGAAATATATCGGGCAATTCGTAGCCATTTATTGATAGCTAAAAGCATTCGTCGGCACAGAATAAAAGCTTTTAAAACATTTTTACGGGACCACAACAAGCGTATAGAAAACCTTTTTGCCCAAGCCGCAAAGGAAGGCTTTTCATTAAAAAAAGACTCTTTTGATTTACTGGGTGTAATTATTCACGGTAGCAATCAGCTAAAGACAGCCCTGCGAGAATCCAGTAATATACCAAAAGAAGAGTTAAAGAAAATGCAAGACCGTATACTTCGTAATATGAATAATGTAAAAGTCATTGCACAAGAATCGAAAAAATTCAAAAAACAAAGCGTTGGCATCACATCTCAGGTAAGGACGCTAAGCAAAATCCGTATTAAGTTCCCTTCAAATCGATTCGATCCACTATATAACATTCGAATAGATTCAGAAACACTCAATAAAATACGTCAATCATTGCGCAGTTACTACTTATAGCCTTGACACGCTAAATAAATCATCATATAATAAAGCCATAAGCGGTTTGCCCGCACATACTAATGATGCGAAGAGAGCTATTATGGCTGTGGCCTAGTAGCTCTCTTCTTTTTTATGTAATAATTTTAGGCCAATCAAGCATAAATAATAGACCGACATTATCCAAGATGTCGTTGCAAATCTGACGAAGAGCGTATATAATGGGACTACAAATTGGGCTGTGAATCCCAAAAAATATTTTCCATTATTGTCTCCATTCGGAGGCAAAAAGAAAGGCGCTCTATGCAGAGCGCCTTTTTTGATTGCGTATTTGTCTATAAAAAAATCCCGGTACCGTGCTGGAACACGATACCGGGATATGCCGAAGGTGCTGGAACACCTACGGCGCTGTAAATCTACACACACTACTACGGGGGCTGATTTACGCTATCAGTATATCACATCAGCCTCCCTTTACGCAAAGGAGGTTATTTTTATGACTTTAACCTATCATTTTTCATACCGCGAAAAAGACCGCGGCTGGCAGGTCATCTTGTCGTATAAAGACCAGGCGGGACGCTGGAAGCAGAAATCACGCCAGGGGCTGGCCACCAAGAAGGCGGCCAAAGCCGCCGGCGAAAAGCTGCTGGCCGACGTACTCGATGCGATGAAGAGCCAGCCCATCGCGCCGGAGCTCGTCGACATCTCCCTGGCAGAATTTGCCGAATACGTTTTCCGCAGCCGCAACCTGACGTATAACTCCGTCCTGGCCTATCGCTACGCGCTGAAGAATTACGGCCCGAAGCTTCTGGCCATGCCGGTCCGTAAAATCACCTATCTGGACATCCAGCAGGCGATGAGCGCCTGGCAATGTGCTGATGCCAGCTACCAGCTCTATGTAACCTGCCTCAAGATGGTCCTGTCCTACGCTGTCGAGCCCTACCATCTCCGGCAGGATAACCCAGCCATCCACTTGAAGCCCAGGAAGCTGAACCGCCGGCATAAGATCCGGGCGCTGACGCAGACCGAATTTGACCAGCTTATGGGAAGCATGGAGACCCGTCCGATGAAATACTATGCCATGTGTGCCATTGCTGGATATACCGGAATGCGAGTAGGCGAAATTATGGCCCTCACTTGGGATGACGTAGATCTAAAAGAGCGACAGATTAGTGTTACCAAGCAATACGGCCGTATTGCCCATAAGAAGCGCGGGATTATGAACATCAAAAACAAGGCCGCCGGGCATCGTGTCATCCCCATTCCCGTCAAACTGCAGCAAATCCTATTAGCTTATCGTCGTGCCGAGCCGCGGCAAATAAATGGGCAGCTATTCCCGCATAGCCAGTTCCATAAATCACTAGATGGATACATAAAGAAGATTATCCCTGACGCATCTATCCATAGTTTACGTCACACCTATGCAACGATGCTGCTGGCCAATGGCACCGACATCAAGACCGTGGCAGCGCTCCTCGGCGATGCGGTGACCACTGTTTTAAATGTCTACGTGGATTATACAGACGACATGAGACGGAAAGCCGCGCAGTCAATTGAAAAAATTTTTGCGTAG